TCAACCTGAACGCCAACTTCTACGTCGGCGCCGGCAATACGACCACGGGCCTGTCGGGCACGACGGTCAACAATGCCACCGAGGCGTCGACGGCCAGCCTGAACCTCAAGATTCTGGCACTCACGCCGAATCCCACGAACGCGGTTGGTTCGTTTGCCAACTGGCTGTGCACCATCAACAACCACGAGTTCAAGGGCGGCACCGGCACGTCCGGCGTCTGAGGCCCAGATCGAGGAAGGATTACAGCCATGACGGTCAATACCACCCAGATCCGCGACCTGCTGCGCCCCGGTCTCGCGGCCGTGTTCGGGGACTACCCGATGTATCCGTCGCAGTGGACGGAGATCTACGAGCGCCACACGTCGGACAAGGCGGTGGAAATCGAAGTCGAAATGAAGATGCTCGGCCTTGCGCAGATCAAGCAGGAAGGCGCGAGCATCGCATTCGACACGATGGGCCAGCGGTACGTCACGAACTACGTGCATCGCTACGTGGGCATCGGGTTCATCATCACCCGTCAGGCCATCAAGGACAACCTGTACAAGTCCCGCTTCCCGCTGCAGCAGGCTGCGCTCAAGCGCTCGCTTCTGCAGACCAAGGAAGTGCTCGGCGCCTCCGTCCTCAACAACGGCTTCGACACCGACTACCCCATCGGTGACGGCAAGCCGCTGTTCTCGACGACGCATCCGATCGACGGCAGCACGGTCGCCAACACCTTCACGGTGCAGGCCGACCTGAACGAAACGTCGCTCCAGGATGCCATCACGGGCGTTCAGCGCTTCAAGGACGTCGCCGGCCTGCGCGTCATGACGAAGCCCAAGAAGCTCATCGTCCCGACGCCGCTGCAGTGGACCGCGGACCGCATCCTCAACTCGCAGTTCCGCACCGGCACGGCGAACAACGACATCAACGCGCTGTACAACACGTCGGCCGTTCCGCAGGGCTACCGGGTCAACCAGTTCCTCACGGACGACAATGCGTGGTACCTGCTGACCGACGCGGATAACTCGTTCAAGTACTACGATCGAGAGCCGCTGGAGATTGATCTTTATACAGATTTTGACAACGATAATTTGAAGGTGAAAGCCATCGAACGTTATTCGTTTGGTGTCAGCAACTTCCGCGGCGCGTGGGGCTCGCAGGGTTCCACCTGATCTGACCACGGACCGATAGGAGATCAGGCATGACCCACGTTTCCGACAACTACCGCACCGGACAGGTCTTCCGGACGTTCAACGGCACGAATGGCGCGGCGATGTCGCCCATCTATGTGTTCGCTGTGACGCCGGCCGCTCTGTCCGCCACGGCGCTGGCGGCCGCCCAGACCGTCTCCGGCGCGAACTTCACGCTGCAGGCCGGCTCCGGCGTGACGACGACCACGATCAACGGCACGACGTACTACGACCTTGGCGTGGCGCGCTGCATTACGGCCACGGGTCAAATCGGTACCGTCACGGCGACGACGCTGACCGTGCAGGGTTACGAGGAAACCGTCCTCACGGATGGCACCCGCGGCCCTGGCGCGCCGATGACGATCTCGTTCTCGGGTCCGACGTCGGGCCTGTCGACGACGACGACGAAGGCGATTCGCTACATCAAGTCGATCGCTTCGGACGGCAATACCACGTCGGGCGTGTCGATCGGGACGGCGGATACGCTGGGAATGCCGTACAAGGTTGCCAATTTCGGCGACGTCATCATGAACTTCAACAACGCCGTCATCACGGCGTCGACGGGGTTCACGGCGGCTGTGACGACGAGCCCGGCGACGGCGACGACCGGCGATGTGCGTGGCACCTATGCCCTGCAGACGCCGGCCGATGGCACGCTCGTGTTCCGCGCGTTCATCTTCGTCAAGGATCCGGACACCGAAACCGGCCTCTACGGACAGGCTCAGTATTGGTCGGGTTAACCGCGCATGTGGTTGCTTCCGACCCACGCGCGGCCTGACAATCTCCGCACGGTCCTCGCGGCTTGCGTCGATACCGGCATGTCCACGCCGGGTATCATCCATGTCAATGCAGGACCGATGCAGGAGGCGTATCGGTCGCTGGAAATTCCGGCCAACTGGCAGGTTGTCTACGGCTCGGAGGACATGAGCCTTGGCGACGTGATGCGGTGGTTTCACGCCACGTATCCGGCGCTCCCTTGGTACGGCATCATCACCGACGACCAAGTGCCCGTGACGGCCGGCTGGGACACTCGTCTTGTCGAGGAAGCCGGCCGCACGCGCATAGTATCGAGCAACGATGGTTGGCAGGCACCGCAGCGCATTCACGGCGCGGTCGTGTTTGGGGGCGAGGTCGTCAAACTCATGGGCTATCTGGCGCCTCCTGGTTTTCAGCACCAGTTCATCGACGACGTGTGGGAAGCCGTTGGGCGCGACAGCGGCCTGTGGTCGGTCCTGATGGATGTGATGGTCGAGCATCGTCATCCCATGAAGGAAGGCTCCGGCGCCCATTGGGACGCGAGTTATCAGTTGAATTTTGCGCGGCAGCAGGAAGACCAGCGCCGGTTCAAGGCGTGGGAGACGTTTGAGCGCCATCGGACGGTCACCCGTCTCGCGCCGCTGCTCAACCAAAATACGACGCGCATGGTCGATCTGAGCAAGGTCAAGGTCACGATTGCGACGCCGTGCTATGGCGGGATGCTGACCGAGCAGTACGTCCAGTCCATGATGGCGACGATTCCGGTGCTGCTGGAATACGGCATCGGCTACGAGTTTCTGACGCTGGCCAATCAATCGCTCGTGCATCGCGCGCGCAACCAGATCGTCCGGCGCTTCATGGATTCGGACACCGACTATCTGTGCATGATCGACGCCGACATGGGCTGGAAGCCCGACGCGCTTCTGCGCCTGCTCGCGTCCGGAAAGGACGTGGCGGCGGTGGCTGGCCCCCGCAAGCAGGATCCGGTGTCTTTCTGCATCAACCTCGAGGGTCCGCCGGCCGTGGCATGCCCACAGACGGGGTTCCTTGAGGCACAGGAAGTCGGTTCCGGCTTCATGGTTCTCAGCCGCAAGGCCATTCAGATGATGGCTGAAGCGCACCAGGATCGCCGGTATTTCGACCCCGGCAGCCAGCAGTGGGTCGTCAACCTGTTCGAGAACACGATCGAGGACTACCGCGAGTATTCGGAGGACTACACCTTTTGCCGACGTTGGCGTAAGCTAGGCGGCAAGGTTTACGTGGATCCGAACAGCGGCCTCGATCATGTCGGCTCGCGGACCTTCCACGGGAAATTTGGCGATTGGCTCGTTGCGCAGACGCAGGCAGCTCTTGCCGAGCAGCGCAAGCAAGCGGCGGAGTGAGACATGGCCATTCCAGCAACCTACACCTTCGTCGTTTCGGACAACGCCGCCATTTGCGCATCGCAAACGACGGGCGCGGCTGGAGCCTTGGTCATCAACGGCACCTATGTCGATCAAAATGCGCTGGGCAAGAGCGTGCGCCGCGCGTTGCTGCCCGGCGGCTTTGGCCGTCCCGTCACGCTCAATTCGACCGGCGCGTTGAACGGAATCAATTTCACCATCACCGGCCTTGACGTCTACAAGCGCACCGTGAGCGAGACGATCGCCGGGCCCAACAACAACACCGTTTCGACCACTCAAGAGTTCGAGACGGTCACATCAATCACCGCCGATGCTGCGGTTGGCACGGCCATTCTGGTTGGTATCGGCACGACTGGATCGACGCGGCCCTACACGGCGAGCACGCAACTCACGCCGTCCAACTTCGCCCTGTACGGCACCATTTCGGGTACGCTCACTTGGTCCGTTCAAGACAGTCCGACGGCCATCAACGAGATCTTGTTGGGCGGCGCTACGCCCGCGTCGATCATTTGGTTCAATCACCCGACCCTTAGCTCGGCAACGAGCAACCTATCGTCCAACTATGCGTTTCCAGTGCGGTTCATTCGTGGCGTCGTCAACAGTTCGGCGTCCAACGCATCGGCGCAAATCACCATTACGCAGGCAGGTGTGTGATGAGCGGAGCTATCGGCGGAACCGCACAGGCCGCGCAGCCCTTCAATTTGAGCGAGGCAATTCTTCGAGCGTTGTCGTCTCCCGATGAGATGGCGCGCATCACCCAGCACGCCACAAAGTTGGTGCAGGACGCCGAAAGCGAAGCGAAAACGATCCGCACGAATTTGGCGGCCGACGTGTCGAACGCTCAAGCGAGCATCGCGACAGCCACCGCGCAGGCAAACGAGATTTTGCGGAAGGCCACCGAGCGCGCGGAACGCTTGGTTGCCGACGCCGAGAAAGAACGCGACGCCGCGATCGAGCAAGCCGCGTCCGCCGGAAAGCGCCTCAAGGAAATTGAGGGCAAGTTGGCGGCGGCCCAAAGCGCTCTTGACGCTATCGGCGCCGAGATCGCCGCGCAGTTCGCGGAGCGCGAAGCCAAGGTGGTCGAGGCGGAAAAACGTGCCGAGGGCGTTCTTGCGGCGGCCGTGAAGCGCGAAAAGGACGCCTCCATCGCGCAAGGCGTTGCCGAGGATTTGCAGGCACAACTCAAGTCGAAGCTTGACGCGCTGAAAGCCGTGATGACGGGGTGACGACATGAGCGTCACCCACAAATTCGTCTCGGCCATACCGGACAGTGGCGACCCAACGATCGTTCAGCCGTCGAATTGGAACGATACGCATGCCGGCGCTCTGGAGACGGCATCGGGAGTCGTCGATTTTGGCGCGACGGAAGGAAACGGAGACGCCAGCGTCACCATCGCGGCGGCATGGGTGACGGCCTCAAGCATCATCGTTTGCACGCCCGTCGCCAACACCGCCGACCACGACGGCGAAGATGCGTTGATCGAGGAAATGCAAGCGTCCGTAACCGCGCTGAATGCCGGTGTTGGTTTCACGGTTTCTGCGTTTGCTCCAAACGGAACTTGGGGCAGATACACCATCAATTGCGCGGGGCTCTGACATGAGCGTAGTCATTCGCGGCGGAACTTCGGGCCTCACCTCCGATGTGGTGGCCGGCGAGGCTGGCTCCAACGGCAGCGTTGTGTCGGTCGAGTCCACGCTTGCGCGCGCTGGTTTTGCTGGTGGTCTGGGTATCGTCGATCAAGGCGCCGTCGTTACGGGCGGCATTCGCCGAGAAATCGACGTGTCGTCGGATTTCCGGCAGCGCGTGGGTCTCGATACGATTTTGTGGCAGGACGTGTTTCAATACACGACCATCAACGCGGGCGCTTACTCGGTCATCACCTCGACGATGACCATCACGCAGGCAAACGGCCTGTTGAACTTGAACGCGGGCGCCGCCACGGCGACCGGGAACCATGTGGTCCTGCGCACCTACCGCACCTTCCCGCTTATTTCTGCGGGACCGACGTATCTTTATTTCTCGGCCATCGGCATCAACCAAACCGCAACGAATGCGCAATGCGACGTTGGGCTTGGCTATGCGACGACGACCGTTACGCCGACCGATGGCGTGTTTTTCCGTTGGGCGCTTGACGGCACTTTGCGCGGCATCTTGAACAATAACGGCGTCGAGACCCAGACGGCTGCGCTGACGAAGATCAGCGACAACGAACGCGGCGAGTACCTGATCGTTCTCAACGACGAGAATGTGGAATTTTGGATCGACGGGGTTTTGCGCGACACACTGACGGCCGTGACGACGTACACCGGGCACGGAGTCGTTCAATCTTCGGCGCTGCCTTTCGTCGCGCGCCTGTTCAACTCCGGCACGGCGTCGGCCGCCAAGCGGATCGGTATTTCCGAGTGCAACGTATCGCTTGGCGATTTGAACACCACCCGGCTCTGGGCTACTCAAATGTCCGGGATGGAGCAAAACAGCCTTCAATCGCCAGCCGGCGCCGCGTCATCTCAGCTTGCGAACTACGCGAACTCTGCCGCGCCTGTGTCGGCCACGCTGTCGAACACGGCTGCTGGCTACACGACGCTCGGGGGCCAATTTCAATTCGCGGCCGTGGCTGGCGCCGAAACCGACTACGCTCTGTTCGCCTATCAGGTTCCGGCGGGATCCGTCACTCAGCCCGGAAAGAACCTCGTTATCCGAGGCGTCTGGATCGACACGTTCAACATGGGCGCTGCGGTTGCGACCACGCCGACCACGCTCCAGTGGACACTCGGTGCCGGATCGTCTGCCGTGTCGCTGGCGACAGCGGATTCGCTTACGGCGGCCGGTCGCGCGCCTCGCCGCCTCCCCCTCGGGACGCAATCGTTTCCTGTTGGCGCTGCGATTGGCGCGGATTCCGGCAAGCGTATCAACGTGAACCTCGACGCGCCGATTGTGGTTGCGGCCGGTACGTTTGTCCACGTCATCCTCAAGATGCCGGTTGGCACGGCGACGGCCTCACAGGTCATTCGCGGTGTTGTCGGCGTCAACGGCTACTTCGAGTAGGTGGATCATGATCTCGTTGTCGGGCGGAGACTTGGGCGGTCAAGAGGTCGATGGTGCGAATTGGGCAATCGGTGACGAAAAACAGTTCGGCGCCTATCGCTACAAACGCATCTCCGAGACCCTGGCGGTCTACGTTGGGATGGTGTGATGCCTGGGCCTACGGCTTTTCTGCCGGCGGCGTTTCAAAACGACGCCTTTCAGATTGCCGATGCGCCGCCGCCCGTAGATGACGCGCAGTTTCGACTTGGTGGGCCGACTGTCACGCAAGCCTACCCGTTCTACCAACTTCCCGAACCCTACGACTTGCGGCGAAGGACAAACTAGATGGCGCGCGGCAAAACAAACGAGATGCGCGGGATTACGGTGTCTGGCGGCTACAAGCTGCCGGCATCTCGCGGCGCTGGCTTGACCGCGAAAGGACGTGCGGCAATTAACCGGCGCACTGGCTCAAATCTAAAGGCACCCGCACCTAATCCCCAGACGGAGAAGGATGCGGCGCGCAAGCGTTCTTTCTGCGCGCGCTCTCAGGGTTGGACTGGCGAACGGGGGAAAGCCGCGCGCCGTAGGTGGAATTGCAAATGACCAGTTCGGGTACCTACAGATTTGGCGACACGTTTACCGTCTCGGACATGATCAACGAGGCGCTGGAGCGGTGCGGCATTTTCGGTCCGCGCCAGAACCAGAACCACCAGAATTCCGCGCTTCGCAGCCTCAACCTGACGCTGGCCGACATGGCCAACAACCAGCTCAATCTCTGGACGCTGGAGCAGGAAGCATTGACGCTGCTTGAGGGGCAGACCGACTACAATTTGCCGTCGGGTACTGTGGACGTCATCGGCGTCTACCGGCGTACATTCGAGCGGCAATTGGGCGGTACGCCCGCATCGTCTGCGGGCGGCGTGGCTGCCTATGCTTTCGACGACGACTTTGCGACGGCCTGCACGCAGACAAGCGCCGACGGCAATATCAGCTACGATTTTGGCGACGGCAATACCCCGAGCATCACAATGGTGGGCGTGCGCTCCAATGCGCAGACGGCCTATACCCTGTCGGTGCAGATTTCCGTGGATGACGGGACGAATTGGGAAACCGTCTGGAGCCAGACCAAGACCACGTACTACAAGGACGTGACGACGTGGAATATCATCCCGTCGGCGCGCGCGGCTCGCTATATCCGGCTCGTTGAGTCCGGCGGCGCCACGCTCAATATCCAGGAACTCTACTTCTGCACGCAGCAGCGTGACATCGAGGTTGGGCGCTTCTCGCAGCAGGAATATTACGGATTGCCTGACAAGACGTCGACCGGGACTCCGACGGCGTATTTCATTGATCGGCGCGTCAATCCTGTCGTCATGCGGATCTGGAAGCCGAGCGACGGCACGACGACAATGCTGTTCTATACGCGCATTCGCCAGATGCAGGACGTGTCTGGAACCAGCCAGACGGTCGATGTTCCGTATCGCTTTCTGGAAGCGGTGACGGCATCGCTGGCGTGGCGCATGTCCATCAAATACAGCCCGGACCGCGAAGAAAGGTTGGCGCTTCAAGCCGCCGCTGCGATCAAGGCCGCGCAGGAGGAGGACGACCAGCGCGTTCCTTTCCGCGCGACGATTGATTGGAGATGCTGATGGGCCGCTCTTTTCGCCTCAGCCCCCCAACAAGTCGGCGCCGCCGGCCGGCGAGTCCGGTTGTCGTTCCGGCCGACAATCCGCAAGGCGTCGGCGCGTGCGACGGGTGTGGCGCGATCGTGGCGTATCCCCTGCTCGTGGAGCTTTACCACTATGCCGGCACGCCGCGGCCCAGCAGCCCCATGTACGGACCAGGCGGTGGCCCCGGTGGCCCTCTGGTGCCGACGGGCCTCAAAATGTGCCCATCGTGTCAGGACGTGCCCAACGGCCAGTTCTCGCCGCAAGTGCTTGGACCGGACCCGGTGCCGCTGCCGAACCCGCGGCCGGATTTCCAGAATCCGTTTTACATCTTGACGGAAAATAACAACATCATCGCCACTGAGGACGATGATCCTCTGGAATGGACGTAGTGCTATGGTTTCAAAGCCTATTTTAGAACTCAATCCAATCACGCCGCCCCTGACCGGAAACGAACAGGTGCCCCTCGTGCAGGGTGGCGCGACCAAGCGCGCGTCCGTCAATGATTGGGCGGCGGCGATGGCGCCGTTCTTCCCGTCGCCCAATGTGCAAATCCTTGGGGGCGACAGCATTGCCGGTGGCGGTGCCATCACGCAAAGCCAAGTTCTGACGCTGGTCAATGACGTCGCCAATCCCGGCACGAGCATGTTCTACGGGACGGACGGCTCGGGCACGCGCGGTTGGTATGCGTTGACGTATGGCGGCACGGTTACGTCGATCGACACAGGGGCTGGGCTTACGGGGGGCCCGATCACCGTTTCAGGAACGATCAGCGTCGCGACAAACGGAATTACCAACGCGCTGTTTCGGCAGTCGGCGGCGCTTTCCGTCGTGGGGCGCGACTCCAGCACGTCCGGGAACGTCGCCGATATTGTTGCGACGACAAACGGAGACATTCTGCAAGTCTCCGGCTCTGCGCTTGTCTTTAAGTCGCTTGCCGTTGCCTCGGTCAGCG